AGTCGTGGGACAAGTCCACCGAAGCGCGGTGTGACTTCTCCTACAGACTGCGCCTGACACGCCGCTCGGACGTGAACTTCATCTCCATCTGGCAAAAGACCGTCTACGGACGGACGCTCACCGACATCAAGGGCGACCCTGACATGGTGGCGTTCTTTGCCGACAACATCTGCCCCGTGATCAAGGAGATGCTGGGCTATAACCTCCACTTGGGTTCCTGGTGCATCTGCACTTCCCCCAAGAGAAGGCATAAAGTCAAGAACTTCGCAACGCTCATCAGCGAGAGACTGGGCCAGATGCTGGAGATTCCTTTCTACGAGGATGTGGCATTTTGCCACACCAAGCAACGAGTGAATGCGGTTTTTGAGTTGAATGTGCTGCCCAAAGAGCCCAACGTCATTGTTTACGATGACTTTGTGACAACCGGGCAGACATTGGCAGCGATGAAGCGTTTGCTCAATTCCCACAAAAAAAATTGTTTTTATGTGACCAACGTGAACAATAAACTTTGAATCTAAATAATTATGAACCAGAAGTTTACCGAGAAGGTGCAGGCATGGCTTGCCCAGGACGCTGAGCAACGCGACTACGCTCAAGGCGCACTCCTGTTGCTCCAGCTTACGGGCAATCAGATCATGTACCGCAACCTCATGGTTAATCCGAAACGCAGGGCCGAGTTCATAGAGTACCAGCTGAAGAAGCGCCTGTCGTTCCGTCTCAACCAGATTACCCATGAGCAGGTTGAAGCGATGCAGGCAGAGGTCGATAAGATTGTGGTCAACCGCAATCTTGAGGTCAAGCAGCAGCAACCAGCCAATGAGTTCAAGGCGGGCAAGCGTGCTGACCACGACCAGCTGCCCGATGAGATCCAGGCCCTCTATGTGGAGAACCTCGGCATTGTCCAGAAGATGCGTGAGCTGCACCTAAAACTGCGCTCGCTCTCCCTGGAGAATGCCACTTGTCCCGACAGTGAGCGCTACCCGTTCCTCAAAGAACTCATCACCCTTGATAAACGGCTGCACTCCAACTGGGAGCAGTACGACCACTACACCGGCATGGACGGCGAGCAGCGACTCACCGCCGATGTCCGTGAGGAGAGCAAGAAGGCAGTCCGTTTGATCAACCTTGCCAAGGGGCGCTACCGCAAGAATCCCAGCGAGGAACTGAAGGCTCAGATCCTCGCCAACTATGCCAAGGTCATCAACCCGACCGACAAGCTGACCAAGGAACTGAAGGAACTGGGGATTCTCTAAAAGGAAAGCCCTTAATCACTTGCGCCTCGATGCTCCAATTGCAACAGCCTCAAGTGTTAAGGGCCAAACCTCTATCCTGATGGCGTCACTGACACCCTTATTCAGAATGTTGGTTTTGTTACCTCAATCCTGCACAGCCTTAATACTGGCTGTCGTGTAGAACTGAGGTAATGGTTAAACGATGATAACGGTATATACTGCACACAGTTTGCCGTTGTCTTGTGAAACTTTCGCTCATCGGATAAACCGACCCCGCCGAGTCGAATGTGCTGACACTGCAATCCCACAAGCCCACATCGTTTTGCACTGCAAAGTAAATGTAAGGTTGTCCCAAATCATGGGACACCAAAAGTTTTTTTGATAAAAAAATGAAACGCACCGCCGACATATCGGATTTTTTGCAGCCGTTGAAAGATAAACCTTACCAGGCTTATCTCTCCAACGCCCTGCAGGTGGCCGACGTACTCGACTGGGTACTGCAGCAACTCGGCAAGTGCGAGGTATGGCAGACCTCATTCTCGATCTCCGAAGAGTTCATCCGCAGGCTGTTCTTCATCGAGAAGTCGGGCCTCGTCACCAAGTTCAACCTGGTGCTCGACCACAAGGCCACCAACAAAACCCTCAAGCTCTGGGCGTTCATCACTCAGGTCATCAACACGACCTACCTTGCAGACAACCACAGCAAAGTCTTGCTCGTGCGCAGCGAGAAAGGAGAGGTGGTCAGTATCATCACGTCACAAAACCTCACACGCGGTAACCGATGTGAGAGTGCCGTAGTGACAACCGACCTCGACATCTTCCAAACGCTACACGCACAGATCCAGGATTTAATCACCAATCATTCCGTTCCGCTCAATGAATTATTCGCAAGAAGAATTGCAGCAGATTGAGCAGTTCGCCTCAATCTACCTGAAGATATCGGACATGGCGGTGATCCTCGGCATTCCTGCCGAAGTTCTCCGCTCAGATATCGCTGACCGCACCACCGAGGTAAGCCAGCGTTACCTCCGTGGCAAAGCGGCATCGAAAGTGAAACTCCACCATCAGGAAATGATGCTGGCGCAGGTCGGCTCTCCGCTGGCCATCGAGAATGCCCACCGCAACCTGCTGGATATGGAAGATGACGAGTAACCATGCCTAATCCCTCTACGCTTGAAATATGCCGCATCGACCTTTTCACGGCAAAGGACGAACTTCAACAACGCTATGCTGATGGCATTGTTGAACGCATCATGCGTATTCGTGATGAATATAATTGGTTCCTCTCCAACCCTGACAGCAAAGATCGCCAGTTTGTCGAGCAAGCTGTTTCACGCCATGGCGTCAGCAGGATGCAGGCCTACAATGACCTTGCCGTGGTCAAAGCGTTGTTGCCGCACCTCGCTCAGGCCAGCCGTGACTTCCATCGCTATCGCTATAACGAGATGATTCTGGAGACCTACCAGATGGCCAAGAAGCGCAAGGACACGAAGACGATGGAGAAAGCGGCTTCCTCCTACGCCAAGTACAACCGTGTTGACCTGGAGGACGAGCAGGCCGTTCCCTATGACCTCATTGTGGTGCAGCCGTTCACCGCAACGGATGACCCGACGGTGTTGGGCATTAAGCCAATTCCCAACATCAATGAGCGTATCCATGCGCTCCTGAAGAAGTACCAGGCGGAAAACATGGACATCGAGGATGTTGAGTTTGAGGAACCCGACCTCGAACTCCCTTCACTGTTTCCCGAAAATATTGAAGATGAAGATGACGCCCCAGCCCAAGAAAGAGATATACTTTAACGCCCCTCAACGCTTGACGCAGTTGATTGGCGCCAATACCACCGTTATCGTGGCGGGGCGACGAACCGGCAAGACAGATTCGATCGCCTCGCCCTTTGTGCTGCGTAACATGCAACGCATGCCCGGAAGCACTGGCGGTATTGTTGTTCCGACCTACAAGCACGGTCTGACGAACACCATCCCGGGCCTGTTGGCAGCATGGAAGCGCTGGGGGTACATCAACGGGCTGCACTACGTCATTGGGCGGCGACCGCCTAAATCCTTTGGCAAGCCCATTATCGAACCGGCAGAATATGAGCACGTCATTTCCTTCTACAATGGCTCCTGCGCTATCATCATCTCGCAGGATCGCCCTGGCAGCAGCAACTCGTTGACCCTTTCGTGGCTCCTGATTGACGAAGCCAAGTTCATCGATTACGAGCGACTCAAGGACGAGACGCTGCCTGCCAATGGCGGTATCAAGTCCTATTTCGGACACCACTCTTTCAATCACTCAGTAATGATACTCAGTGATATGCCGCAGACGCAGAAGGGCTCGTGGTTCCTCCACTATCAGGACAAGATGGATGTTGACCTCATCGAGACGATCAAGGGCACCATCTTTGAGATATGGCGCGTCAAGCAACGCATACGCGAACTTAACGCCCATGGCCGCGGGGTACCGAAGACATTGTTCAACTACCTTCGTCGCCTCGATGCCAATCTCAACAAGATGCGCTCAGTGGCGGTGTACTACAAGGAGTACTCTTCGATCGAGAACCTGCAGCTGCTCGGCGAGTCGTACATCAAACAGATGAAGCGCGACCTCACGCCCAAGACTTTCCAGACTTCCATTCTCTGCCAGCGCATAGGCATAGCAAAGGATGGTTTCTATTCGTCTATGCGTGAGGGACACAAGTACAACGACAGCGACTTCGACTATCTCGACAGCCTGGGCTACGATTTTGATGCTGCAGAACTCGATAGCCGGGCCGACAAGGACTTGAATCCCTTCGCCCCAATCTGCATAGGAATGGACTACAATGCCAATATCAACTGGATTGTGGCTGGGCAGCCGTCGGGACGACGACTCAATGTAATCAAGTCCTTCTACACGAAGTTCGAGCGCAAAATACCTGCCTTGATTGACGACTTCTGCCGCTACTATATGCACCACGAATGCAAGGTAGTCGTGTATTACTACGATAGCACTGCCCTTGGCGGCAACTATGCCGTCAACGAGCAGGACTTCCATTGGGTGGTGTGCCATGAGTTCGAGCGGCACGGATGGCAGGTCGAGGATATCAACCTCGGAAATCCCATGCGCCACGACGAGAAATATCTGCTCATCAACCAGGGTTTTGCCGGTAAACAACGGCTGATGCCGATGTTCAACCGCCAAAACAATGATGACCTGATCCTCGCCATCCAGACAGCTGGAGTCGTGCGCGGCCGCAACGGATTCCGCAAGGACAAGGGCGGTGAGAAACTCGCCGAGACCGAAGAAGATCTGCTGCAGCACCGCACAGACGGCACGGATGCTTTCGACACGCTCTACATCGGTTGTGAGAAGTTCCCATATCGAGATACCTTCGGTTATAACTCGAGCGGCGTGCTGTGATGGCACGGTATTTGCTGTTATTAATTTTACCGAATCTAATAGCACTTTTTGTTACGACGTTGAAGAAATTGACTGTCCTTCAATCGCATAAGCGAATTTTATAAGGACTTTTAACACGACAGCGCCAGTGTTTGGCATTGGCTATATGTTATTTTGCGGATTTGGATATGGTTGGCTGCTTCGGCAGCAAGAGTTTATCAACTTTTATCAACCATTTAAACAGTTATTATTATGAACAAAACTGTTTCAATTCCGCAGCCTTATGCAGAAGCTCTCTGCTCGAATGCCTGCGACGTGCTTCATCTTGATGTAGCACCAGAAGAATTGCCATGCCGCTGTATCATCAGAGCGACAAGGCCAGTGTTTAACCCCCAAACTCCCCTGGAGTGGATCATGGCCATCCACAATGAGCAAGTGTATGGCACCTTCGGCGCAACCGACACTTTGCCTGTCGATGTGCCTATCGGCTATGTGGATGTAGTCGAGAAAGTGCCGTATGACTACAACATTTGGTCGCTTGGACTGCCCGAACCTGTGTTCCGTGTCGAGAATGCTCACCTGTTTGATGAGCCGTCACCATTGTTGCCAAATCGTGAGGACTTGCCGCTTGACAAGTGGCTACCATCTCATGTGGTAAAACGCTCCTATCCCTATGTGGGTATGATGTTTATTTCCCTTGATGTCAACCCGGACATCTTCAATCTTGCGGCTCATCGTGGTACATTCCTTGTTGATCTGACACATGAGTTTGATGATTTGTGCATCACAGAAGATGGTTTAATCGATGGTAAGTATGACGCATTTTTAACATGTGGCAACCTCGAGAAAAGGTTCGACAATGCTGTATCGGAGATTTTCTACGAACTTGATAGAAAGGGTGATCTCGTCACCTATCCAAGTCTTCTCCATCAAGGTGAACTGATGCCCAGAAGGTCTCTATTGATTAAATGCTTTAAACAATGGGGCTATTGATTTTCTCCACAGCATTATGCTGTTTGAGAAAAATGTCGTATCTTTGCCTTGTCAAGGCAACGCTTGACAAGACATAGAGGGAAAGAAAGACCATTATACACCTGCCCTTTGAAAACTTAGGACACTTTCAATTTAGATTAGCAGGGTTGTATAGTGACTCTCGCCATATTGGCGCGGGTCGCTAATGCACCGCTAATCAGCCATCCTAAGGGCCTCAAAGGGGGTGCATCCGGCCCGCGCCTTTTAATCAAAATCTGTAAACCTGGTTTAGGCGAACGATATAAATAGTGTCAACCAATTCAGTTTACCGCCTTCAAAACCTGTCAACCTTTTTAGGAAAAATGTGCCTCGTTAACATTTTTCCTGTTACTAGTGCCCAGAATTGGCACACCCGTGATGTATCTTTGCCGCGTGTCAAACATTAAAAATAGTCTTAATGATATGAATAATAAACTTCTAAATCCGTGGGCTTTAGATAGTGATGGCAAACTCGTTAATGCAGAAACTGCCGAAAGAGGACAGCAGTATTCCTGCCCTGTTTGTCATGAGCTCTTAACCTTGTGCAAAAAAGGCAGCGGCCCCAATGCTCGTCGAGACCATTTCAAGCATCGTTCAGATTCTCATTGCCCTGGACCAACTGAGTCGGATATCCATAGGCTCGCAAAAGAAGGGATGTTCAATATCATCCGTTCAGCAATAGAAAATCAACAGGAGATACCCATAGTCTGGACTTGTCCCGAATGTGGCATGGACTTCCAAGCTAACTTAATTAAAAAGGCAAAGTCGGTTGAAATAGAAAAGGACCTTGGCACATCACGTCCCGACATTGCACTGCTTGACGAAAATGGCAAAGTCATAGTCGCAGTTGAGATTGTTTACACTCACGAACCCACAAAGACAACAAGCGAGTTTTATGATGAGCAAAACATTGTGCTTGTTCGATATGTCTTTCACTCGATAGAGGAATGCAACTTCCTGCATGCGAAACTCAAATTCCCTGACAGCGTGAATCTGTGCTTCAATCTGAGTTGCCCGAGCTGTCAATCCATGCCGTTCCCGAGAAAACTGGCTCCATTGAGCAAAGAAGAGAATAAAATATATGGGTTTGCTGTCGGTGTGGAGTTGCCATTTTTTGACTACCCATTCATTGGGTTGCCATTTAATGATCAGACAATACAGGATGTTCATCAGTTTGTGCAACAGCACTGTCCGCAGTATCGGCTTCACTTCAAGAAAGAGCAGATTCCCCATGTTTTGTTTGTGCGGCCACAAACCCAACCAAAACCTGTCAATCCTCGTTCACTTTATAGGGGAAACCCATTTGCGCCTACGCCCTTAGAAAAGGCACAAAAGCAAGAACGCCGTAAAAATGCGATCAAGGCTAACTACGCAAAGATGTCAAAGAGAACAAAGAAATCAGGCGGCAAACGTCGTAAATAAAAGAAAATTGTTTATCTTTGCCCTCACATATATAAGAACTTGTTCTTATATCCAGCCAACGACCAATAACATAACGATATATTAAACTCCTTTGCGGTTTTATGAGCTTTGGTCGGCTCGCTGGGACTGCATTGGAGTTTGTTTTTATAGTATGACATAAACCTTATGGCTAAGAAAAAGAAAGAAACGGCACCGGGGCTGTTCGACAAGCCTAAAACAGCGCAGGAACTGAAACTTGAAGGCGTACAGAACCTGTACAACTTCCTGTTTGAGGCCTGTAACATCCTGCGTGGCCCCGTCAGCCAAGATAACTTCAAGGATTATATCACGCCCATCCTCTACTTTAAACGCATCTCGGACGTCTATGACGAGGAGACCGAAGAGGCCCTCGTCGAGAGCAATGGCGACCAGGAGTATGCTTCTCTTCCCGAGCAGCACAGGTTTGTCATCCCTGATGGTTGCCACTGGCAAGATGTGCGTGAGCGTTCCGAGAACCTGGGCTCGGCCATCGTGGGTGCCATGCGCGGCATAGAGTTGGCCAACCCGGACACGCTTTATGGTGTACTCAGCATGTTCAGTGCCCAGAAATGGACCGACAAAAAGAACCTTTCGGACGGAAAGATCCGAGACCTGATTGAGCACCTGAGCACACGCAAGCTCGGCAACAAGGATTATCCCACCGACCTGATGGGCGACGCCTACGAGATCCTGCTGAAGAAGTTCGCAGACGACTCGAAGGCCAAGGCTGGCGAGTTCTACACGCCTCGATCGGTCGTGCAGCTGCTCGTCCGCATCCTTGACCCGCAGCCAGGCGATACTGTATACGACCCTGCATGCGGCAGCGGCGGCATGCTTATCGAGGCCGTTCATCACATGAACCACAGCAACCTGTGCTGCGGTTGCATCTTCGGGCAGGAAAAGAACGTGGTCAACTCCGCCATCGCCAAGATGAACCTCTTCTTGCATGGCGCATCCGACTTCAATATCATGCAGGGCGACACCCTGCGCAACCCGAAGATCCTGCAGGGTGGCGAGGTGGCAAAGTTTGACTGCGTGATTGCCAACCCGCCTTTCTCCCTAGAGAAATGGGGCTCGGTGGAGTGGTCGGCCGACAAGTATGGCCGCAACATCTGGGGCACACCCAGCGACTCAGTTGGCGACTATGCTTGGATTCAGCACATGATCATGTCCATGAAACCAGGCACTGGCCGCATGGCTGTCGTGATGCCCCAGGGCGTCCTCTTCCGAGGAAACGAAGAGGGCCGCATTCGCGAGAAGCTGGTGAAAAGCGACCTGATAGAAGCAGTTGTTACTTTGGGAGAAAAACTCTTTTATGGTGCAGGTATTTCACCCTGTTTCCTCATCCTTCGCAAGGTGAAACCCGCCGAGCATAGCGCAAGGATACTGATGATTGATGGTTCAAAGATTTTGACACAGAAACGAGCTCAAAACATTCTCGAACCAAAGGATGTGGATCGCCTCTATGAGTTGTACTACGACTACGAGAATGTAGAGGATTATGCCCAAGTAGTAACGCTCGATGAGATCGCCGAGAAGAATTACGACCTGTCGCCCAACAAGTATGTGCAGTACCACCGCGAGGCCATCAAGCCCTATGCCGAGGTACTTGCCGAGTTCAAGGCCGCCTATGAGGAAGTTAAACTCCGCGAGGCGGAATTCAGAAATCTGGTAAACGCATGATCAGTATGGAAGACACTAAAGACAAAAAGTATAAAGCACAAGGTAGGCAGATCTCTCTCGACGAGATGAAAACCTTCCTTTGGGGCGCGGCAACGCGTCTGCGTGGCCAGATCGATGCCGCTGGCTACAAGGAATACATTTTCCCACTGTTGTTCTTCAAGCGCATCAGCGACGTCTATGACGAACAGTTCGAGGGCTTCGTGGCCGAAGGCGGTGAGGAATATGCTGGTATGCAAGCCGAGGAACTCGCCATTCGCATTCCTGATGGCGCCCACTGGAACGATGTGCGCGAAGTCACTGAGAATGTCGGTCAACGGCTTGTAGAGGCTTTCATTGCCATTGAACAAGCCAACCCGGGTGAAGAGGTGGATGGCCGTGTTATCGGTGGGCTTGATGGCATTTTTGGCCCCAAGGACGGATGGACGAACAAAGCAAAAATGCCTGACCACATCATCACTTCCCTGATCGAGGACTTTTCACAATATAACCTCAGCCTTTCATCCTGCCCTGCAGATGAGATGGGCCAGGCATACGAGTACCTGGTGGGCAAGTTTGCTGACGACGCTGGCAACACGGCCCAGGAGTTCTATACCAACCGCACCGTTGTCACGTTGATGGCCGAGATACTCCAGCCGAAGCCGGACGAGAGCATTTACGACCCGACCTGCGGAAGTGGCGGCATGCTCGTCAAGTGCCTTGACTTCCTGCGTCAGAAGGGAGAGCCCTGGCAGGGCGTAAAGGTCTTCGGACAAGAGATCAACGCCTTGACTTCATCTATTGCCCGAATGAACCTCTACCTCAACGGTGTCGAGGATTTCAGCATCGTGCGCGAGGACACGCTGGCACACCCTGCTTTTGTTGAGGGTGGTCATCTTCGCAAGTTTGATATCGTTCTGGCTAATCCTCCATACAGCATCAAAACATGGAACCGAGAAGCGTTCATGAATGACAAATGGGGCCGCAATTTTCTAGGGACGCCTCCACAAGGTCGTGCGGACTACGCATTCATTCAGCATATCATTGCATCAATGAATGATGAGCACGGACGAAGTGCGACACTTCTTCCCCATGGTGTTCTTTTCCGAAACGAAGAAAAGGATCTGCGACAGAAGCTTGTTGAATCTGATGTGATTGATTGTGTAATTGGTCTTGGCCCAAATTTGTTTTACAATTCGCCAATGGAGGCCTGTATCATTGTCTGCTCTAACAATAAACCAGAAGAGCGAAAAGGCAAGATGCTGATGATAAACGCAATCAATGATGTCGTTCGCCAAAATGCCGAGAGCAAGTTGCTTCCTGAACACATTGAAAGAATGACAAATGTGTACCATTCTTCCACTGAAATAGATGGATATAGTAAACTTGTCTCAATTGATGAAGTTGCAGCGAAAGACTATAACCTGAACATTTCACTCTATGCTTATGCCAGTCAATACGAACATAGCCATTCTTCTCTTGATACCACTATTTCTTCATGGGAAGCATGTAATCAAACTTCATTGATGGAATATGATACTCTTATGAAAATGATTGAATCATGAATGATACAATGACAAAATTAGGTGATGTCGCTCGTGAATGCAGACAGAATTGGACGGGAGACCAGGCTGGAGTTCCAATTGTTGGACTAGAGCATCTTGTACCAGGTGAATATGAATTAAAAGCATGGGACAGTGATATTAAGCACACTTTCTCAAAAAAGTTTGAGAAGGGACAGGTACTCTTGGGCCGTCGCCGTGTTTATTTGCGAAAAGCTGTAGTAGCACCTTGCGACGGTATTTGTTCAGGCGACATCACTGTTATAGAATCGACAGGTGGCATCCTTCCTGAACTCTTGCCTTTCGTAATCCAAAACGACAGATTTTTTGACTACGCCATGCAGGGTTCTGCAGGATCCTTGTCTCCAAGAGTAAAATGGGACTATTTAAAGAATTACGAGTTTTTCCTTCCATCTCTTGATGAGCAGAAATTATTAGCAGAAAAACTATGGTCAGCATATCGTCTGAAGGAATCATACAAGAAACTTCTTGCTGCCACCGATGAGATGGTGAAATCGCAATTTATCGAGATGTTTTCTTCTGAACCTCATACAGTCCAAATCAAAGACATTTGCT